CTTCATTGTAAACTTTCATCTTTACAACCCAAGCCCCAACAGGCGCATTAAGTTTGTATAGGTTTGATTTATCATTCTTAGTATCTTCAACAATCCAAGACTCGATTAATGCTACACCATCAACGTTTTCTTCATGGTCAATTGTTACATTATTTCCGTACAATTTCTTCATATAAAGTTCCTGAGTCTTAGCAATTGTTTCAGCACTAAATGACACAGTGAATTCTTTATCTTTTATACGTCTAAGAATCTTCTTTTCAGGCACCAATGCAAGACCAATTACTTCGCGTTTACCTTCGTCAATTACTTTCATTTCAACTTCCATTTCAGAAAGCAAAATAAACGATTCCTCAATCGCTGGCCTATCGACAAAACTAATTGCGAAGACACCTTGCTCTTTCTCGTCCTTAATTGTAAGCTCTATATTCTGTAACTTTTCCATATTATTATAACTTAAATTGTAGCGTTTTGTATTTTTTTCTTATCTAACATCTGTTGTGTCGTAACGTCCGAACCTACAACATACGCTTTAATCGGTGCTTGATTTAATTGTGCTAATTGCGTTTGGTTTTGGTTGCCTATAATGTTAAAGTTAGGAGTGACTACTTGATTGTTATTTCCACCAGCACTAGTTGGGGCAGTAACGCCACCTCTCGCGTTGAATGTTTGTTGTTCTAGATTTCTAATCATTATAGCACCACCAGCTGCAGCTATCCCAGCTTGAGCAAACCCTAGTATAGGACCACCAATAGCATTACCAGTTTTATAAGCTCCAATTGTAGCACGTATAGTATCTATAATAGCACCAGCAATATTAGCAGCTTTCTGAATCTCAAACGCTTTCTTTTGTTGTGCTTCAGACTCACCAGCAAATGCAGCAGCTAGATTCCCTATTGTAGTAAATCCGTTCTTTGCAATATCGTATTTAGCAGCTTCTAAATTCTTTAGTCTTTCTTTCTCAGACTCATCAAACGCTTTCTTGTCTTCTGCATTCTTTTTATCTCTTTCAGCTTGCTGTAATAATTTATCAGATTGTATTTTTAATTCTGCATCTGCTGCTTTCTTTTGTTCTTCTAGTTGTTTTTCAGCACGTTTTTTACGAGACGCGTCCATGTCGCTTGCTAAATCTTCAAGCTCTTTTAATTCCTTTTCTCTTCTCTTCTTCTCTTCCTCCGCTGCCTTTTCTGCTGCTGTTTTCTTTGTTGTTTTCGCATCGTCTGCTGCTGTTTTATCAATTGCTTTAATAGCCAGTTCAAAGCCAGCTTTTTTATTTTTAAGTTCAATTAAAGCGTCGTCTTGTTGTTTCTTTACATCTGCAATTTCTTTAGCTACCTCTTTAGGATCGAATACAAAACTAGAAAGCCCCTCGTAAAATTTATCATTTAATCCAAAATCCTTGCCAAGTACATCACCTATGTCATCAATAGTTCTTAACAATAACGTTAATGGTAAAGACATGAATTGTAATACTCCAGAAAGTATCTCCTTATTTCTTTTAGACGCTTCAATTTGTGCTAGTGCAGTGTTAGCATTATTTTTAATTTGTATCTCTGCAGCTTCAATCGCCTCTTGTGTAGCTTTTACTTTTAAATCTAGAATATATTTTTCAGACTTACCTTGTAGTTTTAAGATGTTTTCTTGCTTCTCAATAGCTGTTAACTTTGCATTCTGTACATCTAAATTTTTCTGTGATTGCTCGTTAAGTTTCTTTTGCTCTTCACTCACACCACTTACAGCAGCCTTAATCTCGTCCCAATACGCTACAATAGTACCTAACACAACTACAAATACACCAATACCCGTAGCTAGCAATCCAGTCTTTATCCCTTTTAAAGCATCGACAGCTGAAGCCTTTAAAATCTTAAATGCATCCTTTGCTTCAAGCACACCATTTATACCATCAGTCAAAGCCATTGCACCTTGGACTTTCAAAAGTGTTTCTTGAACGTCTTTACTTTCAACACCTACCAATGCCAAGGCACCCTCGAACGCTTGCACTCCATTTAATGCACCACTAATTGCACCCTTTAAAGAGTTGAATTTTGCATCTGGATTAAAGGCATCTGTTAAGTCCTTAGCTTCAGCAATAGCATCTTTTAATTCAGCGGCTTTCTTTGCAGCTTCAACAGCCTCCTTAGAAGTAGCACCAAACTTATCCGCTAGTGCTTGTACTTCATTCTGTGCTTGTCTTAATTGTGCCTTAAGAGAAGGGGTGTTAGTTCTTACTTCGAGTTCAATTACTTTCTTTTCTGCCATTGTGCTTTGCTTTCAATAATAACTCTCTTTTGCCTTGTTTGTAGTTTGCGATTATACTATCTGACAATAGATATTTACCCTTTGCTATGTCTATGTTTTCACTGATTCCGTAGAAATTATCTACCTTTAAAAGTGCTATTATTTGCTGTATCATTCTTGATATAAATTTAATGTGTATACACTTGTTGTACCATCGTAGTTATTATTTGTTGCTTCAACTGGAATTATTACACCAGAACCTTCCTCATTAATTATTCCGTATCCATCGTCTGTAACCCATATATCCGATCCGTTCTCTAACTCTATTGGTGTAGGTGTATTTGTATTTACAGGTGCAGTAACTCCAACATTTGTGCTTGTTGTGATAGTTCCAGGAGAGAATGTCACTCCACTTATAGGACTTGAGAATGTTACACTTTCAGTCCAAGTTACAGGAACTTTCCAAGGTATTGTAACTGTTCCACCACCACTTGGAATTATAATCGTATCGGTTGTAGAATCGTTAATCATAGGTCTGAAATCATTAAGCAAAACTAAATTAACTTCTCCACTTGTAATGTCAGATTTAAGTTCGTTAATAATGTATCTCTTATCTCTAATAATTAACCTATCATTCAATCGTAATTTTGTAATCAATGATAAAGGGAAGTGTGCCTGAACTCTAATCAACCTAGCTTTTGCATCAAATAAATTTTGCAAGTAGCTGTTATAATACATCGAATAAAGATTATTTTCTAATTGAAAATTCGGTGCTTTTACATCGTACTCTGGGTGCCAAGTTAATGAATACCTAACTCCATTTATAGCTAAACTATTGCTAAACATATTAATATTTGTATATGCTGTAGAAGTAGTCCCATTATTTAAATAGATGCTGTCAGTTACAGATTCATCATAATAAAATAATACAGGCTTTGGAATATATGGTTTATAGTCTGGTGCTTTAGTTAATGCGTAACCTACTTGGAAGTCATCTGCATTTTTATTCTCCATCAATAAACTTTCAAAGGGAAGTTCTATCGTATACTCTTGTCCTTCATTTGATAAAGTAATATTAGTGTTTGCATATTCTTTTTCCATACCTCCTTTATCAAAATACAACCCATTAACAAATGACTCTGATTTTTGATATTTAAAATCTAATTTCTTAAATACAATTGGTCTTTCAACATCAATCGAATCTATGTCTGTGTATCTTGTAATGTCGTAAATTGCACCTTCATTGTACCACATATCCAAAGGCTCAATAGTAAACTCGTCGACACTTGTAGCATAGCAAGTCGCATTGAACATTTTGAGTACACCACTAAAGAAATCAGCTATTTTAATATCTGGGACTTTAGAAGATATATTTGTTGTACCCGTTGTTACTATCTGACTGAAAGTAATTCCTTGCTTGAAGTTTGTACTAGGGTATTGTAAAACAGCATCTAAAGTAAATGTAATAGGCGACTTACTTGTTACTGCCAAATAAAATATAGAATCGTTATCACTTTGAAAGAAAGTTTTAATTGGAATACCTATAACATTTCCTTTATTAGTGTACGTTGTACTTATTGCATATCCATTTGTTTTGTATACATCGATATTATATTCAACATTTACATCCGAAATATTATTAATAGAAATGTATAAAACAGCTTTCTTATTATTACTTGTGTAATTATTTGATAAATTTCTGCATGTAAAAGTATTATTTGATGCGTCAAAATAAAAACCAAGGTCTCCATTAGGTAGACTCAACTGACCATTTGGTGTTAATATATTTGCAACTGCTGGACTTGTGACTACAGAATAGCTTTCCTCATCCTTCAACCACAGGTATAGTTTTTCCCACTTATCATTTGTATCTACAAAAAATTGTGAGTTGAACGTAACATCAAATTTAGCTTCTATAGCATCGAATATCCTAGCAACTTTCAAGGCTGGAAATAATTCGCTGTAAGATATTGCACCTGTACTTGTTGTTATATCTGTGCTTGTCGCGTCTCCATAACTCCATAGGTTCTTACTACTAATCAAAGGAAACATTAAGTTTTGGTCTCCAGTTGTTGTAACTCTATCAATTACATTGGTAGCAGTATAGTTTATATCATACGCAGTGAAATCTAACTCGCTTATTTTTGACTCACCAAACTTATCCTTTAAGCTCACTAAGTCACCATAGAAAGTAATAGTATAGCTATCCGTTCTACCATTCTTAATATTAGCTTTCTCCATCATGATTGTACCCGTTCTAAATGGCACTAAATCAATCTCTATTCTTGCTCTAATTCTGAAGTTAAAATTCCATCCATTATTTACTACATCTACATCCGACTGATAAAAGTGATGAAATATTGCGTTATTAATTGTGCTAGCGGGTATGGTAAATGATTGTGTGAAGTCAGTATATACTTTAGATATGTCTTGTATGTTCTGAATGCTACTTGTAAGCTCAATTTTCTCATCGTTAAATAACTCTATTTTTGAATAGTCACCACTGCCACTAATACTTTCAATGTAAATATCTACAACTCTCTTCATTATATTACTGCATTTATAGTGTTATAACTTAACTCAAACTCCAAAGCGTAGTTTATCATGTGATTATTTATGCTTTTGTGTACTTCTAAGGACTTTGTTTTGCAGATTGCTGGCTTATTATCAACCAATATTCTTTCACTCATTACAAGCTGTTTAATATTTGAGCTAAAATCTTCGTTAACATACCCACTATTTACAGAAATTGTCTCCCTAGCATTGGTATTAAACGACTTCTTTTGTCCTTGTGACGTGTCGTAATTAGTTATCGAACTCTGCATTACGTTAAAATCTGTTGATTCTATTGATAATGTATTCTTTGATGCTTTAAAAAAATACTCTTTTTGCCAGCCTCCAAATTGATTAATAAAGTCTACTGCCACTGGTGTGTATTTAGGCTCGCAAATTGGAAGAAATGTATATGTAGCTTGAAGAAAGTCCAATTCATCATATACCTTTAATATATTTCCAGTAGTTGCGTATGAAGGATGTACCCTTGGAATAGTCTTCCACCCCTGAGAACTAATAGTAACCGTAGTAGAAGCGCTTAAATCTGACTTAGTATACACTACGTAATCACCATTAGTTATTACATTGTAATTCATGAATAGGTTAAGCTCTCCAGCTGGATCGTTGGCAGCGTAATAATATGTCTTTTCCTCTAGGAGATAGTAGTTTAAATCGTAGTTACTTCCACTCTCGTAGTATGTGTATCCATCTAATCCGTAGTAATCAACAGAATTCAATAATGTATACGTACTTCCATCTAATTTGTATCTCTTAATTCTAACATTACACCATTGATTAGTATTTAAATCTGTTAAACTCGATGGATTCTGTGGTGATTGAAATCTTAAATACTCTCTAATATATGGCGAAACATCGTAGGTCGTTAACGTGTTATTCGATGCTGGAATTAATTTAGATAGTGTGTATTGTGCAGTACTAGGTGCTGAGCCCGTACCATTCCATAGAAATATCTCTATCTTACTACCCTCTTGACCTGTTTCGTTTACAGATATAATGTAAGGACTTCTCGCAAATATATTAGCCATTATTTTTTAGGTTGTTTAATCGTATGTTTAAATAACTCCAAAGCATCCAATCCGTATTTTTCGACTAGCTGGTCAGGTAAATTCTTGTACGCTTTCTCGAATGGCTTTGTAAAGAATAGCGATGGTTTAATACCATACATGAATATTTTTCTTGCTATTAAGAATTGGATTGATTTTTTAAATCCTACAGAATTAATTGACCTACCCGTAAACTTACCATCTTTATTTCTTGGAGCTAGTCCTTTCCTTACTATC